GTAGTTGCACCATTAACGGAAAACCAAATTGCCGGGGGTTCGTTTCTACCGCCGCCAACAAACGCAACGCCGGTAAAGTTATTTATCGTCATTGCGCAAGCTGCATACGTGCCGATTGCGCCGCGTTGAACTTGTGCGCCGGTATTGCGTTGGAATGGAAATAAGTTGCCGCCTACGTTATCGAATACTTCGATTGTATAGCGGCCAACTGCATAAACTTCATTGCGAATTTTAAGCAAACCTTTAATCGGGTCTGGGTCTGCTTCTGCGGAACCGTACTTTAAAGGATTTACCGAAAATGGATCGGTTAATTCAGTAACTACTAAATATGTTCCGTCAGTAGTCATAAAGTAACCATCAACCCAAATAAAATCTAACACGGTTCCTAAGTCCGTATCTGTTACTTGGGTTAATGTCGTTCCATCGTAATACCAAAGCTTGCCTTCGGAAGAAACGGCCAAACGATCAAACGAATAATCAAACGAACATTCCGAAGTAGCGCCGCCAATATCGCCAATTACAGTAACAACGCCAGCCGAAGAAACCGAAACTAGCTTTGAACCCATTGCACGGTAAAGCGTACCTTTCCAGTTAATGCCGCCCCTATCTTGGCCGGGGCCGGTTGCAAATTCCGAAATGCCATCGGCAGGCCGAAGATAGCCTTGCGAAATGCCTTGCTTTTTCGGAACCGGAATTAAATTACGCGGATACGAAGAACGAAAATCCGCGTTCGTATCCGAATAAATGCCGTTTAAAATCGGAATTTGCATAGCGTTTAGCTTCCGCCTTCGCCCGCTTGGAAATGAAGAACCGTAGTAGTTGAATCGGCAATATATGCAATGGTATCATCGTCTAATTGCTTTTCAATTACCAACACCGAACCAGCCGCACCAGCAACGGCAATAGGCGTATCATTAACCGAAGCCGTTTTAGCGCCGTCGCTAGCTTTGTAGCAAACGAAATAACCAACAATGCTACCGGCGTTAATGATGCGAACCGAACGTTCGCCAGCGCCGATAGTAATATTTTGGGAAGTAGTAGTAGCGGTAACTTTGTTGTTACCGCCGCGCTTTGGTTTAAAAGGGGTTCCAGCGGACATAATTTAGTTCCTTTGTTTAACGGCGATTAACCAACACGATACCAAGTATCCGTAACGCCATCAAAGCGAAGACGGAAGAACGAACCAGCGGCAAGCGTAGTAGGCGCACCGGATACCGTAGCGCCGTTGCCATTAATCGTAAGTGCTGTAACAAGTTGCGTAGTATTTACAAGAATTTCTTGCTTATCAACGCAAAGCGCAACAGCAGGAAGAACCAGCGTACCGGCTGCATAACCGGCAACAGGCGTAAGCACAAGCCAAACGCTTAAAGCATCGTTGTTGATTTGAACGCTAAAGCCGGTTGCATTTGGCGCGGCGTATTGGGTGCGCTTATCGTCAGTTGAAGTAATCAACGTTTGAATAAACGCGGCCAACGTAGTTAGCGAAGTTTTGCGCGCATCGCCGTTTGCTTGCGAAAAAATCGGCAGTAAATCCGAAGCCTGTACGCTATCAACGGCGGTAAGTTGGTTAATTGTGGGCATGTTCGTTCCTTAACTAAAGTCTATATCGTCGTCTTGACCGGCTAACAGCGGATCAACAGGCGTATTAAGAAACGGCCTATTATTCGTTCGCCAAGGTTTGTTACCTGCGCCGGAAGGCGTAGTATTCGGAAATTGCATTTCAAGCGGTTGCGCAATTTTGATAAGCAACGTATCGTATGCGTCTTTTGCAGCTTGCTTTGTATCTTGCGGAATTGTCTTGCCAAAACGCGGCCCGATGCGGCAAGCAAGCATTAAATAAATTGCTTCGTTCGCTGCATCGGGAACGCCTGTTTCTTCGTCTAAGCTTCCTTCGGACGGCGAAGAAGGAACCGGATAACCTACCCGAATTCCCTTCGCATTCCATGTTGCCATCATGGCATCAAGGCTACGAAGCACGCTTTCTAACTGTTCCGGCATTGCGTCATAAATATACGATGCATAGCCGATTTCTTCGAAAGCTTGCGTTACAAAGTCGCGCTTCGTCCATCCCATGATAAACCTCTTTGATTACTGCGCAGCAGGCGGCGTAGCGGCCCAACCACCAGCGGCGGACATATCGCCGTTACCGGGGGCAACAGGTGCATTGCCTTGGGTGCCCACATTAGCCGCAACAGGGGCAGCAGGCGGCGTAACGGCCTTCTTGCCAGCCTTGGGGGCGGGTGCATTGCCTTGGGTGCCATCGCTTGCGAATTGGGCGGCGTTGTGTTCGGCTTCCTTTTCGGCCTTTTCTACTTCGTAGGCTTCCGCAGCTTCCGGCGTAGTGAAAAACCAACCTTCGGAAAGCGCGGCTTCTACTTCCGCTTCATCGTCGGCATCAATGATTTTGTAATCAAAGAAAGCACCGTGAATAGGATGCGGGCCGGGGGCTTTATAAACCATCGTAGCATTACGCATTTTGAATTTCCTTCGTGTTTAATTAGTGAAAGCAGAAGGGGCGACCGAAGCCGCCCCGTTTCCGATTAAACTTGGTTGAACAAGATAACCCCGGACATTTCCGGCTGTTTATTCACAACACCAAACAGCGTATCAAGACGATACTTCGTCTTCATCGTGTTAATGTCGTAGAACTTCTGCATTACCAATTCAATACCTTGATCGGTAGAAGCGCGCATTACTGCGGTGCCAGCATCGGCAGGAACAGCATAGCGGCCCGGCAGAATTTCGATAGCGTCTTTTTGCCAGAAGGGGTTAAAGTAACTAGCGGCGGTATTAAGCCAAGTGATAGCCGCACCGTTGGCAGGGGTTGCCGAAACGTTTTGGTATTCAAGTTCGGCATCCGTACCGCCACCACCGGAAATAATCGGCGGGGTGATTTGAACAGTACCCGAACCACCAGCGCCGGTAATAATCGCGTTGATACGGAAGGTTTTAAGCTGGCCGGTATCTTGCTTCGTAATGTGATGAACAGCATTAACGCCAGCAATCGTAAAGGCATCGCCAACTTTAACCGTACCGGAAGTAACGGCAATCGTAATCGTTTGAAAGCGATTATCGACGTTACCAACTTCGCCAGTACCAGCGGTAGAAGTCGCTTTAGGCGTGTAATACTGGTTTGCGCCGTTAAGCGTAACCGTAACACCAGCCGCAGCGGCGTAGCGCGGGCAATAGTCCATTTTGAACGTATCGAAACCGGAAACGTTGCCCACAAAAGCGCGTTCGTAGGCTGTAACCGGCTTGCCCTGCATCATACCGCGCCCGGCCAAGTTGCTAGCCATGCCGTTGTAATCGCGGCTGGAAATTGCCAAGTAACGATCAAAAGCTTGAACGCCTTGTTCGTTCATAATGGCATCGCACAATGCAACGTCATCAAAGCCGGTAGCGGCTACGGTACGTTTGACAACCAACGAACCTTGTTGCGCAGCAATGGTATTAACAGCTACGTTAATATCCGATGCAAGCTTTTGTTTCGCGGCTTCGCCCAAGCGTTGTTCTTGCAGCGCATCGCGCAATTCGGTTGCGGTCATTGCCCAAGGAACGGACTTGTTAAAACCCAACGTTGCCGGAACGGACAATTGCGTAAAGTCCTTAAAGTTCGCGGTCATATCCGTACCGTTGAACGATTGGGCTACGTAGGGTTGCGGACGCCAAATAATGTTACTTGCGCGTTCCATTTCGGTTGAATCAGTCGAATAAATCGACACGTTCCGAGAAAGAACCAAAGCATCTTGGAAACCTTCAAGGATATTTTCGAACGCAATACGTTCTTCTTTGTTAAAAGCATTAGCCATGATAATTCCTTAAAATAGGGTGATTACTTACCCTTGTTCCGTAGCTGCATTTTGTAGGCATTAACTTTCGTGTAATTGCCCGTTTTTTCAGCTTCGGCCCGCAGGCGTTCAAGTTGCGAATCAACCGTTCCCGATACTGCGCCGTTTCCACGAACAGTTTTTTCCGGGGGCGGTGCCGCCTTACGATTGGTAACTTTCAATTGATTCTCCAAATTAGCAACCGCAAATGCGAATTTAACAGGGTCATTTATCGAAGCGAGTTCCTTAGCCTTTTTCGGGTTTTTCCCCAAGGCATAAACCAACAATGCGGCATTCTTCGAACCTTGCAAGATAATACCTTGTTGAGTAATCGAAAGCGTATCTTTTACAATATCTTCCGCGTCTTCAAAGTCTTTAACTTTAAGTTCGGTCTTGGCTTTGCCGTAACCGTTTAAAGTTTCTTGCCAAGCTTTGTTAGCTTCTTCGGCTTGCGCCTTCCGGTTGCGTTCCTGCGCATCGGCTTCTAACTTTTGGTTATGCCATGCTTCAAGTTCGCGTTCGAATTTTTCCGCGTCATAATCGCAAGCTTCAAGCGTCGGTTTAGCGCCAAGCGTTACGGGCTTTTGTTCGGCCCCGGCTACGGCTTTAACCTGTTCTTCAAGTTCGCGGTTCCGCTTTTGCAATTCGCGGTGATTTTTCCTTAGTTCGCGTACCCATTCCGGCGCGCGGGCTTCTTCTTCGTTGGAAGCTGGCGATTCTTCCCCGATTGAAACAACTACTTCCGAACCTTCTTCGCCGCCTTCGCCGTTTTCGTTGTCGTTACCTTCGCCGTTTTCATCTTCGGCATTAGTTTCAACTTCAAGCCCGGTTTCGGTTTCCGATTCTTCGCCGTTGTTACCGGGCAAACCTTCGCCGGGTTCAACTACGCAAAGAATCATTCCGCTTTTAACTTGCCAACGAAACAGGCGTTCGCCTAATTCGTCTTTAAAGCTTTCAAGCATACGCTTTAGAAGTTTGGAAATTTTCGTTCCTTTCGATACTGCCAATTTAGACATTTCAAACCCTTTTAAATGACTCACCTATTTTAAGGCTAGGCGGAAACCATGCCGCGAGTATAACAGCAACAAAACAAAAGCAAAAGATTTATTGCGCAAATGTGGGCGCGTTGTTATCGGGAATACCGCCGCTACCTTGCAACGCATCTACCATTTTTACAACGTGTTCCCGATTGTTGTTATCCATTTCCGAAAGCGTTTTAGCCGTATCGGCGCGCGTTTGATCGGCCTTCGCAACAACTAAAACGGTATCGGCGCGGGCTTTGGCGGCTTGTGCCTGCGCTTGTTCGGCGGAAGCTTGCAGGAATTCCGTATTCGGAT